CGCTTAGATTTTCCGATGTAAATGAAAAAGAATTATATAGACAAGGAATGACGAGCGACGATGACGCCATTGTATTATATATCATACACTAAATATCTTTATGCGTCTTATTCTCAAAGAACTCCTTTGTTAAATGTTGTTTCTGTTCTTCTATTTCATTCAAATGTTTCTCCTGTTTTATGACATACTTCATATACTCTTCTAATTCATGCAATGTCGCGTCATTTATTTTGGAGATATTAATAAAAACACCATTTTTATTTTCATTGATTTGCGTATGTTTATTATGTAAAATTCGCAACACTTCAATTTGGTGAATTACCGGAATATTTTCAATTCCATCCTTAAGCGCCATCAAATAGTTTGTTTTCACTTCAATTTGTTGTGCCCGTGTCTGTAGTTCATTCATTGTCGTAAGACTCGCAATAGCAGTCGCCGTAGTAGCCATTTTATAAAAGTATCGTTATTAAACTTTATACCCTTTCAGGCCCACGTCGACGACGACGACGTCGGTGGTGGTGACACCGCGTCCAATAACATCGCAATGATGGTGACGTGAGTATCGTGTAATACGAACCGGCGCCCAATGATTTCCACGGTCAATATGTCATTTTCTTCAATCCGAGAGAATAGGTCGTTATTTTTCATATTCATATCGCGTGAGAGAAACACCTCAATCGGGGATATACGCCCCGGCGACAATTGGGTAGCACCTGCGCGGATACCTGCCTGTGTTATCGTTTTGGCGACGCATTTTATTATGGTGTGTTCGTCCGGAAAACAAATGAGGCAATCCGCTACAATATCAAATACAATATTAGCAGCAGCTAATGTTCCACACGAGTGAGAAGGAATAGTAACTGAATACGGGCATATATATCCTTCAATTGAACAATGACCTTCCAATTGGTTCGCCAATTCTTTCGCTAATAATTGCTTGACATCCACGCCTCGCGTTATTTTATAAAATGGAATCGCGAGTTTACGTTTGATTTGTTGTTTGGTAAAGAGTTCGGGGTCGCAGTAGTGCGTAGTCGCGGGTACGGGCGCGGGTGCGGTCACAGTCGCGGGTGGTTCAGATACGGCTTCTTTAATTTTCTTTTTAGGTCGGATAATGGTGGTTCGTTTCGCAGATGACACAGACAAGACGACAGCAGATGCCATTACGTTGAACGATAGCTATATCAATTATAGCTTTATGTTTATATCTTTATCAATTTTATTGAATGAGATAGTCGCAAATGACAAGTTCGTAGGACGCCGACGCCGCGACAATTTGAAGTGGCCCTGCGCAACCATAGATGGACCCCGCGCGCACGAATGCGTCGCATTCTTCTTTTGTTGCGTGAGGGGGGATGGGCTGAAGATTGTGTTTGTATACACCGTGTCGTAAAATACAGCAATTGAAATCCTTATGATAAATGACAAATGGTTCGTGGCAATGAAGGCACGTGAATACATGGTCCATTACAATGATTACAATGATTACAATGATTACAATGAATACTATACATTGTAATGATAATAGATTATACATAATATTTATACGAGTTCGCCAATGACTGAAATAGCTTCATCCCCGATTTCAAACCGCTGGCCTATCACGCGCACGCGTATTTCTTCTTCTTCTTGAAGCCGCGTAAAATCGGCGCGGTCATAGTGATGGTCTCTCGCAATAAAAACGACCACCGGCGATTTTGGCTCATTTAGAGTTGCGCGAATACCAGCGAGACTGATATTTTTGATGACGCATGTAAATACTACACCTTCAACAAGCGAACAAGCCTGACATTCATATACAACATCAAATATCGCATTCTTTCCATATAAATAACCGTTGGAGTATGTCAAGATTTTCACACTTCCGGGGCGGATGAAACCTTCCGCCATACACTTTCCTTCCACTATTTTTGAGAGAATGTGTTCTAGTGTGTCCTTTACGTTACGCCCGATGATGCGAAAGGGGAGTTCTAATTTGCGCGTGAGTAAAATAGTGGTATAAATCCCGTATCTGGCTTTGGATTGGACGGCATTAGATGCGCTTTGTCGCATTATAGACGGTTGTGGAAGAGGCATAGATGTCATAGTGATACGATTACTATAATATTATACTTTAATTATACGATATTTATTATACTTTATGTAGGACATTATAACCGTTCAATATTACATAATAATGCTTCTCCTGGTGCGAAGAACCACTTGCGGCCATTTACACGGTTCGCATTGAATGTGCGTAATAAAAACTCCTGAAACACACACAATTCTTTTTGGGTTCGTTGTTTTGTGTTTTCAATTGTCAGTTTATAGTCGTCTCCTTGTGTCTCTGGATTCATCGTTAGAATCGTATTGATAATGGTTATGGTTTCTGTTTTACCGGATTGGTCGCATCGGGCACCTTTATCGCGCTTCTTTGACATATTTTTAACCTTGAATATCAGATATTCCTTCTTGAAAAATGAAACGAACCCGACAATCATATTCATATTCTTGATATGTTGCGTCTGAAGACTTCCTAAAAGAAGTTCGTAATCACGCTCGTCTTCTGGTTCGGCGACGACCCATTCTCTCGTTTCATATCGCAACACGACTAGTGCGTATTGTTCTTCTTTCTTTTCGTGAAATAAGAGTAGTCCAAGGTCTTGGGGGGTTCGTCGCGCCCCTTCGGATGCGGATGTGGCGGCCGCGCGTCGTCCAACCAGTGGACGGACAATAATATGTTGTTCATAATAATTCAACAGCATTCTCTCAAATGGTGACAACGGTTGAATAGAACCGACTCCCGCAGCCACTGTGTAATTATTCTTTTGATACAGATAATTCACGAGTTTAAGACTATCCTCAAAAAACATGTGTTCTAAAAGATTAGAAATAACAAGTGTGTAGAGTTGCTCTCTCGTTGTATGAAACTCCTCCGTTTGAGAGATTTGGTCTATCACCTTTCCGCAATAATAATACCACTCATCCTGTTCCTTCGTGGTTTTTTCATAAACGGTTTTACACGTTTCAAATGTATCTGAAAGTGTCACAATAAGATCATCTATTTCATTGCCCAGAGGCTCGTCAGCGACGACTACGGGTTCGGCGACCTTCTCAGGCGCCACTGCCGCTTCTACCGATTGCCCCTTCTTCAATTTTTCAACAATCTTCTTATTTGGAACAACTGGATCTACCGCCACCGCCATCGCCCCCGGCGGCCGAATATTCAAGTAGTCTTCCGTTATATTACCTGGAAGAGGATATTCTATTGAGGTATGTTTAAATGGAACCGGTGTGCTTCGTTCGTGAATACTGATACGTTTATCGGTTATTTCAATTGGCTGGAATAAGTAATAATCGCCGACATTGATGAGACGTCCGAGGCGCCCATACTTATCATTTACATATTCATTTGGTTCAGTTACCATTTGTGTGAGTGCGAGATTTATTTGTGCGACCGGGTATTGACGGATGGCATTTACATGCGCGATAATTCCCTTTGGACCAGTTTTCTTATAAAAGAAACCTTCTCTGTATAATTCGCGGATTTTATGGATGATTTTATCCAGGTTCATTGACATAAACTTTTCATTAAATGTGTCTAGGCGAACATCGCCTCCTTGGCCGCCGTCGCCGTCGCCGTCGCCGTCGCCGTCGCCGTCGCTGTCGCTACCTAGTCCGTATAATTCTTCCTGTTCCTGAATCGGCCGTCCATTTGAAAATGTCGGAGTACATGTGTATTCACACCGCGCCATATAATCACACAACGCGGAATAAGGGCGCGCTCCGACCTGATAGTCTATTTGTTTGCGCGACGAGAGATTCTGCTTCACCACCTGGTTTAATTGCGCGGCGGTTTGTGTATTATGCTGAATATTGAGAAGGCAATCCACTGCGGATGTGCGGAGCACGCGAGAGACTGCGCCAATTTTCACGGATTTAAACTCAGATAAACGATACAAATACAGGTCAATCGCCTCTATTTCGGGGTTCGTCAACCGGGTTCCGTATAAATACAGTTCTACATTCCGTTGCGAAAATGGCAGGCGTTTGTGGCTACAATTCCTGATAGCGCGTCCAATGATTTGCTCCAGGAGGTTCATATTATACCACGGTTCCAAGATATGGACCTGCCGAATATTCTTGAAATCTAGACCTTCACTACCTGCGACGGAAATAATGACAACCTTTACATTTTCGCCGTGCGTGTTATTCTCGCTGGTGAGTGCCTTCAATTCAAAGAGGTTATCGGGTGAAATTGTGGGGTCGCCTGTAATCACGGAATATCGCGCAGGGCGAAAGGGCTGGTTCGGAAACTGTGCCTGGTGCTGGCGCTGGGGGAGCATCGTAATCGCATCAATGCTTGCGACGGGCTTACTACGGAAAAGGGATGAGTTCGCACCTGCGGCACTATACCGCGTAAAACCAATCTCTTCTAATGCGAGTGCGATGGGGACGACCCCGCCATCAATATATTGACTGTAGGCGAGAATAATACCTTCACTCGTAAGCACCGTGTCGCAGATATTCTTTATTTTCGCCGAGTATCGCCCAATATTGTCGGGGGCGAAAATGCGCGCGGATGCCTTTGTGGTTGTTTCCCCATTTGGCAACTTAAAGGCGCGCGTGAATTCAGGGCGGTATTCAAAATTTAGGCGCATCGGAGGATTACCGGTTTCTTCATACGACATAATATGGCGCAAACCTTCCTTCCCGATACACGCTGCGATATCAAACTCGTCATTAGGGTTGTTGATATACTCAATGAGAGATGGGTGTGGGTATACCATATTCAACGACTCTAGGGGTCGCTGGACAGCCGCATAACCAATCGTATCCATATTCTCAAAAGAGGGGAAATCGGCTGATTCAACGAGGGTGGATTCATTGATGTCTGTCGCAGATGCCGCAGATGCCGCAGATGCCGCAGAGGCCTTTTTACCCTTACCGGTTCCTGTGGCAACGGCTGCGGCCGCGGCGGCCTTCTTTCGGCGCACCATCGCGCTCTTCTTATAAATATACATTGCCTTCATATCATTAATAATAAACCGATAAGCCGCTTCTTGGATATCGCCTGCTTGTATCATATATACATCAATATGCTCTATGGGTTGGTCAATATGACGCCCGTTTAATTGGGTTCGCGGGTATCCCGCTGCTCCCGCTGCCACTCCCGCTGCTCCCGCTGCTCCCGCTGCCACTCCCGCTGCTCCCGCTGCTCCCGCTGCCACTCCCGCTGCTCCCGCTGCTCCCGCTGCCACTCCCGCTAGAAGTGAATGCTCCGGCGAGTGTTCTCTCGGAAATATCCGATAAGGAAATGTATACGGGTTCTCACCGCGCACAAATGAAACATACCCCGTCGCCTTCCGAATAAGTAAATCCTTGCCAATCTCTCGGCCCTCTGCGTCAACGCGAAAATTCCCCCGGTCATCAAACACATCCGCGATGTCAATGGTGGCACGGCGGTCATTCAAGTTCATCAGGTTTATCAGCCACACGATTTCCTTATAACTGTTATACATTGGTGTTCCAGAGAGAAGAAGCAGGCGCACATTATTCACCTTCTGGACGATTTGAAAGAGTATCTTCGCCACACGTTTATCGCGGTTATCATCGGTGATACGAATATTATGAACCTCGTCAATAATAATCAGTGTGTTTGCGAATAATTTACGCAGCTTGGTCACGGACAGCGTTTCAATCGCGAGAGTCTCCATTTCGGCTACTTTGGCAAGTTCCGCAGCCGATTTACGACCTTTCTTCGCGGCCGTCGCCGCCGCCCCTTTGCGCCTGACCTCTTGTATAACCGCTTCGTCCTGTGAAATACCGACACTTGACGCATGCGTCCGCGCATAATTCGCGAATTCATTATACCCGAAAAACGAATAATGCGACGAAATCAAGCGCCGGATTTGTTTAATGATGTTGTCACGCGTAAGCCCCTTCATATTCATCGGGTTTATTTCTTTGATGAATTTATTCCCCGTACACGCACGTATATTCCAGACCCCTGGCTCAATCTCTCGGAGTTCGCGTTCATCAAAGAGCTGTAGCCGGAAATTCTCCTGGACGTTGGGTGACGCAATCACAATGATTTGTTGAGTAATTCCCATTTGTTTCATATAATCACGCATCTCCTCCGCTACGCTAATCGCTGAGCAAGTCTTCCCCGTTCCGAGTCCGTGGTATAACAACAAGCTATTATATGGGGTCTCCACCGAGAGAAAATTCCGGACGAATTGCTGGTTAGGCGCGAGCTCTATCTGAGCGTTACAGAGAATCTCGGCTTCCTCTTCCACGCTTTTTGTATTGTCTACGTCCATCTTGGTATCAAAAAACTCTTTCCGAAGGGCAATTTTGGTATTAAAATTAGGGTCGTTTAGGGTGGGGTAAAGACCGTCCACGGCCGATGCCGCCCCGCTGTCATCCGGTAATACTCCGCTATCATCCGGTAATACTCCGCTATCATCCGGTAATACTCCGATGTCGTGTAAGGTCATCTCTCGTTCAAGCAGTTCTTTTTTTAAAAGGAGCTTATTGAACTCCTTACTAAATGGGTTGTTGATTTCTTCTGGCGACAGGCGTCTACGGCCTTCATCTATGTCGCGTTTCATTCTTGCGATAGTATCTTTTGGGGATTCGGCAATACCGCCAGCCGCCGCTGCCGCCGCCTTCGCGGCCTTCGCCTTCGCTTTCGCCTTCGGTTTAATAGTTCGTCGTGCTGCGCCTGCTGGCTCCGCTGGCCCTGGCACCACCGCGAGTGCGGCTGTAGCGACTGACGCCACAGACAATTCCATCGGTATATTTTCTTGTTCTTGTTCTTCGGACATTTTCTACTTCTTTAGGTATGTATTATAATACCCCCGTGTTCCTTTATATATCTACACGAAATAAAAGGGAACGACACAATCAAAATATTCTATAGCGCGACAATATGTTATTGATTTTACGAACAATTCCGACCTTTTCTAAATTGTAAGGTCGGATTGCCTGGATACACTCTTCAAATGGCATCCATTTCATAAGGCCCACCTCCATAATATCGTGCGCCTTTTTCGGTTTCTTATCTAAATCCACCATCGCTAGGAAATACTTCTGTTTATAGCACTTCATATCCGACCCCATAAATATCTCTTCAAAAGGAGCGATATTCTGTATAACGTTATCCGCGGTTATGTCGTATCCCGTCTCTTCTAGGCATTCTCTCAGCGCACACGGCAAGTCCTTCTCATTGTAGTTCCGGCGGCCTTTCGGAAACCCCCACTCGGTTTCGGTCCATCGCTTGGTAGATTCGTCTATGAACTGCTGGAGGTTTTTCACGCGACCGTCCTTTGTGCGTATCCCCCCAAGCACTTGCCGATACTTTTCATATGACACCTGCTCTTCGTTTTTATACTGGCTACCGCGCGTATACTCGCCCCATAATAGACGCCATAACTGTTCAAATGTAAGACGCATCAGGTTCGCCTTCTCGGTCATCGTCATTTCGTCAATGATGCGCTGGATATACGCTTCGTCGTTGAGCGAATATTTGCCGCGAATGAAATCCACGAACCCAAATGAGTCTCGGCGACGTATCATAAGGAATTCAGGGCCGGTATGGCCGCATCGGAATGCGATGACCCCGATACTTGTTATGGGGGCACGGCAATTATTATAGACGTGATTGGTCCGATTACAGTTATTACAGAAATATTTGTCCGCCGACACTGCCGCGGACGCAGGTGATGCTTCTGATGCGGCCGACGCGTATTTATGATTTCGTAACTGGCTGATTTCCAAATACGATAATGCGGATTTAGGATTATTTAGTTTTACAACGGATTCGGCCTCTTGTTCCATTACAAATTCGCTTATCGTAATTACGCTTATCGTATTTCTGTTATTGTTTTTATGTCATTTCATTGTAGGCACAGACGCACGCACACACACACCACGCAGTAATGCTAAAATTAGACGCGAAGATATGGGGACCACATTATTGGTTTGTTTTAATGACCGCCGCGGTGAATTATCCCGACCACGTCAATGACATTACGCGTAAGAAATATTACGACTTCATCCAGAATTTTCCGATGCTTATTCCGGACCCCGAAATGTCGTCGGAGTTTGCGCGGATGTTGGATAAATACCCCATTACACCTTATTTAGATAGCCGCGATTCGTTTATTAAGTGGGTCCATTTCATCCACAATCGGTATAATGTTCTCCTGATGAAGGACGAGATGACGCTACATGATGCGCTTGAGAGATACTATCTACACTATCGCCCGAAACCGATACAAATCTTGGAAGAACTGAAATACCGCGAGAAACTCGTGTATTTATTGGTGGTCGTCGGGTTGGGATATGCGGCGTATTATTACCATAATCGGTGAAGACGATTATGCCGTTGTCGGGCAAGCGGACCATAATCGGTGAAGACGATTATGCCGTTGTCGGGCAAGCGGACCATAATCGGTGACGGTGAAGACGATTATGCCGGCGATATTATTCGCTGCTATATATAACCGCATACACACGGAATGGTAAAAGCCGAGTATATCGTTTTTCTTGTAGCAGCAGTCCTTATTGTAAACACATACTATGACGGACGCCTAATGAAAATGTTTCAGAGCAATCAAAAATGGATGAAGATGGCGATGTTTGCGTTCGCGGGTCTCTCGCTGTTCTTGTTTTTGCGCCGTAATCCGGAAAACTCTAGGCAGTTGATGTTTCACGCCAATGATATTATTAAGTATATGCCGATAAGCAAGGGGACTGCGGATATGATAACGCCGTTTTTTGATATGACCGGGGGTCCGTCCCCGAACGACGGCGGTGCGATGAATAGCGCGATGGGGGCAAGAACCGCGCCAAATATAGCACAGCCGTCGTTCGGGGGCGGAACCCCGGGCGGAACCCCGGGCGGAACCCCCGCTGAACGCCGTATCCTCAATTCCGGTAAGAATTCTAGCAAGCGTAGTGTCAGTGAAACCAAGAAGAAGTATGTCGCAGCACAACAGGGTTGGAAATGCGGCGACTGTCAGCGTCAATTGCCCGCGTGGTTTGAAGTGGACCATGTCATTGCTTTAGAACACGGAGGCTCCAACCACGTGGATAATTTAGTCGCTTTGTGTCGGGATTGCCACGGAAAAAAGACGGCGATGTCGTTCTTGTAGGTTTCGGTTCACGAAACGCGATCCCCGTGACGCTTCGGCACTTTGCCGAATTGTGGTTGTGCTTTTAGCATCGCGGAGGTAGACCCAGCATTAATATATCTTATAATTATAACTGGGTGTCGTTATAATTATAATATTATGAATCCGGCGTCACCGACAGCGCCGTTAGAAGAATCATTACACATAAAAACACTATTAAACTATCTTCCTGTTATTGTATTGTCGGTTATTTTATTAATAGCCTTTGTTTCCTGGGATGTTATGGTTAATAATTGGGCGGTATTTACGACATTATTAATCGTATGTTTATTTGCCGGGTTTGTCAATTTTTTGAATCCGTATCGGTTTCTTACCGCGAAAGCGAATGGCGCATTATTGTTTCCGCCATCTCCAGCAGGAGCACCCGCAATGGGGGCAATCGGTATAATTATTACGACGATACTATTAGTAGGTGGCATTGGTCTCGGTTTCGGTAGTTTGGGTGCTTCGCAATTAGCGTCATCCTATGACCCATCACAGGCATTAATGGGGATTGGTGGTACCCTACTTGTTATCATGATTTTTCTTTCCATTGCGGGGTTTGTAAAAGGATTTGGTGACCGTAATTGGTGGGTTGATAACATGGCGATAGGAGGAGATGTTTATGACTTAGTTAATAATAGATTTTCAACCATCGGTATCTGGGGCGGAATCATTGCCTGTATTGTAATGGGTATTCCAATGGTGGTTCGCGGTAAAGAAATCGCCGATAAAACCGCCAATCCCGAAATCGGGAATGACGACAAGAATAAAATCAGACAAGACCTCGCAACCAGTGGCGCAAATACAATGTTAAGTGTAGGTGTCATTTTACAAATCATCGGGTTGGCGGTAGTTGGGTATTTCATATGGCAAAATTACAATACTAATGTCAAGACTTCAAAAATAGCGGTGGGCCTTATCATTGCGGTATTATGGATATTGGGCCCTATCTTTGTTTCCAAAAGCCAGAGAGGCCCCGGATTCGGTTCCGATAACACCGCGGAAATAGGTTCATTTGAAAACAAACCATTTCTCGTCCACGGAATTGTCTACCTCATTCTCGGGTTTGGGTTTTTACTCTTATTGTTGGGGTTGTTATCAGTAAAACAAACCGGTTTTTATAAAGGCGCGTTGGGGCTATTGCTAGTAGCATTTCTGGTATTTACAATAACATCCATTGTGTATGTTATTAATGAAACAAAGACGCCAGAGAAGAATAACTTAAAGAATCCAGACGACCCTTATTATCAACAATTAAAGGCGGAAGTCACCAAAGATTTACAGAAAAAGGCACCGGCCGGTGCGGCGCCGGTCACCGACGATGAAATCGCGACGGAAATGGAAAGACGACTCAATGAAAAAATCCAGACTCCAAACCACGCCGTAATGGGTGTATTTTACGCACTGTCAATCATTATCACGGTTATGATACTAATGTTCTATAATGTTCGCTTGAAAATGGCGGATTGCGGATATATACCGCACGAGTTTGGTTTGATGGATGCTTTTAAATATGTGTTTGCGGGGGAATGTGACCCTAGTGCTTCTAAAACCGACTTGGAAGCCGAATACAAACCCAAGGTGAAAGAGGACAAAATGTTGTCAAGTGACTGGGACGCAATCTTATCCAAGAACGATACCGGCACCCCTTTCAACGAAACATTCGTCCGTTTCGCAAAATGGTTCTCACTCATCCCCTTCTTATCCATTCTCTTGATTGTGATGTGGGTCTCTATTCTTTTTACGAATATTACAACGGACCCCAGGACAAGTGCGTGGATTGCGGGGACATTTACTGGGGATATGTTCCCCCGCGTGAAAGAGTTATTGGATACCTTTTTTATTGTACTGATTGTTGGTCTCTTGTTATGCGGAATCCTGTTACTTCCATTTGTGAAAGAGCTCAATGTTGGCGGGCTTGATTCCATCTTAAGGTTTGCCGAGTCTATTCAGGTGTGGCAGTATACAACAAAGAAATCGGAAATCCACGGAGGGGAGCGCACATTTTGGTCGATTTTTGGATTTGCCGCGATATTCTTTATCGTATTATCCCCGTGGTGGAAATATTTGACGCAAGACCGTAAGAGCGAGCAACCAATTGTTCCCGAGAATTGGGGGTGGTTTATTGGCTTTGTCGTTCTTTGGGCGACTGCTTCTCTTCCGGCGTGGTATCATGGAGGCTTCCCTCTATTTTTTGTCGGTTCAGAGGTCGAACCTGAATTCAAGAAAGAGGGGGTACTAACACGCTTTATTCGTCTCTTTTTTACTACAATTTATTTGGTTCCGTGGTTGATTGTAACATTATTCAAGGCGGTTCTTTATGGAATTGGTTCTTTGTCGGGTGTAGACTCCATCAAACAAAAATTCAGTGAAGAAATTGAGAAACTAAAATTTGCGAACTGGGATTCAAATACAACCGACCTTCGTATGTTTCCATTGGATGACAAACTGATAACGCCGGCGAGTGTAACGTCGGTAAAATCGGCGGGACCGGCCGCAGTGGCGGCCGCAGCACCCCCCGCCACATCAGAACCCGTCGGCATAGACGAAACCAAAGTGAGTGCCATCGGTAAACTCATCAAGGTCATCCTACTAACAATTTCATTCGTTATTCTGATTCTTGCGGTCATTTACTATGTATACAAGATTGATGCGACCAATCGCCTCGGTGGCGCGGAGCAGGATATCGCGGACGGCGGGTTCGTCGCACAAATGAACTCGCCCACAGCACATACCATTTATGTTATTATGGCAATCGTCGCCATCGCCGGGTTCGTCGCCTACCTCCGAGACAAATTCAAGAGCGCAAATGCGGAGAAATCGCCCGAAGACTACCTTTTCAATGACGTCAAACCGGAGGACATCAATAGCCCAATGCGCCAACTCACATTCGGAATGACGCACATTATTTACATTGTATTGATGATTATTGTGTGGGTGTATGACCGAGATGTAGACGATAAGAACCGAATGTCGGTAACTGGAATGACCGTATTGGGTATCGCCATTCTCTTCTTTCATTACGGGTTAGAATTCATTGATAATCGCCTGCCGAAAGAGCAGGGTGCGGCAGCGAATGCGCAACCAAAAATGGCACCGATATCAAAACTCCTCGGTAATATCCGTTTCATTATGAATACGGTATTCTTCATCGTATTATGTGCGCTCGCATACTACAAACAGCACGGTGTTATGGTCGCGCTCATCGTGTTTATGTTCCTCTTCCATCTCACGAAATCCATCCTTGGATTGAAACTGCTGAAGTTCTTGTGGGCGTGTATTATTTATATTCCTTGTCTCTTCCTTGACTTAGTCCAGGGTTCGCAAAGTGCGGTGGGCGATACGACGCGCCCTATCTGGATTATTGTCGCGATTGAACTCCTGCTTATCGCCATTTTATACGGCGGGCCTTATTTGATTAACTACATCGGCGCCTCCGCCTCGCAAATCGTCGCCGCACCGGTATCCCTCAAAGAGTTATACGACACGAATTTGACAACGCAAAGCAAGGAAATATTCATTTATCATAATACGGGCACTGACCGCACACCCGAAGATAAGGCGGCAAATTGCCCCGCGGAAGAGAAAATGCGGTATGAATATTCCATTTCCGGATGGTTCATTTTGAATAATAATATCACCACGAAGAATACTGATTTGGAGATATTCAATTTTGGAAATGTTCCGCGATTGACGTATAACCCCTCCAAAAATGAGCTGAGAATATTATGTAATACGCTTGACATTAGCGGAAACAAATCCATCTCATCTTATGAGGTATACAATTCCCGGAAAAACTATAAGGCGTTCATTGGGGGTGGAACCGACGACGCAAATACGAAGTTCAAACTCAAGACGTTAATTGATGACGAAGAACTTGACGCGGACATCCCACTTCAACGATGGAACTATTTTGTTATTAATTATAACGGGAAAACGATGGACTTCTTTTTGAATAACAAACTCGTGAACAAGAGCGATTTCATTATGCCGGATATCCAATTGGCACCGATTACAGTTGGCGCCAAGACAGGGCTCAACGGCAGTATCTGTAATTTCGCATTTCATAAATATCCACTGACGAAGGAACAGATACGCTGGACGTATAATATGTTGAAATCGCAAAATCCGCCTATGATTGGAATGCCGACGATTAAGGAAGAGGTGAAAACTGCGGGTTCCACTGCGATATATTCGCGATAATGGAATATGGAATGAAATGGAATATGGAATGGAATCTGGAATGTATTATTATATCTATTATAATTATACAGACCAAATATTTATAAAAATATGAATTCAAAACTGGTTCTCGCAATTATCGTAATTCTTCTCCTATTGTATGTCATTTTCAAAGCACTTACAACGAATTATACAACTTTAGGAACCATGCAGAAATGGGCGACATCAACCATCATAACCGGTAGCAATCTACCCAATAGTTTCAAGGCGAATACCGCAATTTCTATATGGTTTTACATTAAGAAATGGGTGTCAGGAACCAAGGTTGTTGAATTCCAAAATGCGTCGTCTGCTGCCATTTTTCAGGTTCAATTTAAAGCAAATACCAACACCATCCAGATTTTCCCTCGGTCCGGAACAAGTTCTGGCGATGACTGTGATATTGCGGAGTTCCCTCTTCAAAAGTGGGTGAACCTCATCATCAGTTTCAACGGTTCCGCAATGGACGTTTATGTGGACGGTAAATTAGTAAAATCGTGCGTTGTAAATAATGGGTCAAAACTCAGTGAAACACAAAAGATTATTTTAGGCGATAGCAGCAAAGTAGACGACATCGGATTTATCACTAATGTCAAACTGAAAGCTTCGCCAATCGCGCCCCAAGAGGCGTGGGATATTTACTCGCAAGGATTCGGTGGAAGCCCGTGGAGCGATCTCCTGAACAAATATAAGGTGAAATTAAGCTTTATCGTGGATAATCAGGAACAGGCTAGTGTAAGCACATAAGCGAAGCCGCGCAGCAGCGGAGCCGAGCAGCGGAGCAGCGGAGCCGAGCAAATCATTCACGACAGCAATGGTGAATGATTTGTTTTTTTATTTCGTATATATAGTAATACGACACAACATATATATACATTATTATAACTATTATGAGCGAAAGTAGTGGCAATGGCGGCGGCGATGGAGGTGGCGGGTTTTTAAGCGGAATCTCTTCCAGTTTCTCAAAACCGGGCGATGCTGGTCTCTCTGGGTCTGGCGGCGGATTCGGACTGCGAGAATTTATGGAATCCAATAGTCTTGTCGCAAAATTCGCCTTTATTTTGATGGTGTTTATTGTGTTTTCGGTCGCAGTCAAGGTCGCCATCATCGGATTGTCATATTTGTTGTTGCCTACGATGTCGCCTTACGTCTTGGATGGAACCGCGAATACCGAGGACCTCGCAATAAATGTTTCACAAGACCCAGCGCAAAAAGATTCCGTGTTTATCGCACGGTCTATGAATGAAGACGGCGGGTTAGAGTATACGTGGTCGGTGTGGTTTTTAGTTAAACAAGTCCCACTTGAAAAGGGAAAATATTCCAGAATCTTTAGCAAAGGCGGCGAGGGGACCAAGTCGTCGTCCAATGGCTTGTATTATCCGAATAACGCTCCCGGAATGTATATCCGATTTTCGGATGATATAACGGCCACAAATCCCGATAGGACGGATAAGGGAACAAATATTTCATTATTAGCCGTTGTGGATGTCAGTGGAAAGCTGGATTCTTCAGACAAAAAAGAGAATCTACACGAAAAACTTATCGCAACAGATATTCCAATGAAGAACTGGGTAAATGCTGTCATCCGTGTCACCAATAATGTCATTGATTTGTATATTAATGGTCGCTTGGCACAGCGTCGCAAAACCGCTGGCATCCCTCTTCAAAATTATGGAAAGGTTAATATCGGTGAGGATAAAGCCAAGGACCGGTTTAGTGGGTATATTTCCACCATCCAGTATTTCAATTACTCTATTGGTGCGAATAAAATCAAGAGCATTGTGGATGAAGGGCCCAAATTGAAGATGATAACCAGTGCGGGCGGAGATACAAGCGCAACGAAGAATGTCGGGTCATACCTCTCAAATCATTGGTATATGCGGTAATATTTTTTTACATTTACATATCAGCGATAGATACGACGATACGTGTAAAAAAATATAATGTCAGGAACACCGCCTACCTGGACACCGCCATTAGAACAGACAATAACGACTGGGGGCGACGGGCAACCTGTATACGGGGATGTTTATTTTAATATAACAAACGAAGGCACAGAGACAACCCAATTTAATGTATATTCATTAAATTATTCTACTACATTTACGCTTATATCGGGGACATTTACGATACCCGGTGTTCCCGCAGGTGTTGGGCCTAGAAATACAGATGTCCCTACTGAATTATTAAATCGGCGCGGGACACTTATCGGAATTATTCCATTGATAAACCTTTCTTCAAATAACACACGGGCCCCCATTACATTCGCGTTTCCAACGAATTCTTACTCTATTTCGGTCGTTTCATTTGACCGCGATTATTATGTAATTCCACAACCGTCGGGTGATCCGGGTAATCAGGTCGGAATATACAAAATTTCTGGCGCATTAGATGTGCGACTTCCTTATAGAAATGCGCTTGTCATCAACGGCGTCTATGATGTGTCTGGTGGATTCCTATACGACCAAGATAGGGTGACATTACGGATGGAAATCAAACAATCCCGGTATGAAGCATCCGGCATTGATGATGATACGGTGACATACGCCGAAAAAAAGATTGTAGTTCCACTTACATTAACAAAGGCCTTGACGAATATTGGGCTCAAGCCGTTTTCGGGCAGCGGCGATATTAATACAATACCCGGTTCCGATACGAACGGGATTATCACGCGCGAATACCTGGACGGATTTATTGATTTGAATTTCTCGCAATTTGCGACGACAACACGGAAGAAACTCCTGGATGGAACCCCGGATTATGGAGACGTCATTTATTATTTGGGGGTGACATTGCCGCGCACATTTACATTTGAAAATGATACTGTCGTGATAAACAACAATAGAATCGCATTTAAAAAAGTGACGATATTGCCGGATGGAACTCATAATCTTATTCTCATAAGGTTTCTTCAAGAAGAGACACCGGTATATAAGAGATCGGCACAGAGAATAGGCGAAACGGTGGGTTCCACTACTACTATTCGTCTCCGAATCAACAAATCCACGCCTACATTTGTAGGTCAAATTCCAGCGACGAATACCGCTGACTCCAGCCAAGTGTATCGCTTGCCCGACTTGAATAAAATGACATCCGAGGGTTCATTTGTTCTTACACCGCCTCTTTCCAATAATACCGACTCTTCTGCGAACTTTTTATTCTCGTCATCCAATGAAAATTTGTTACAAATACGAACATCTGGCGCGGGAACTGGGATTGGAACCGCCGAAGGCGTGGTGTATACCGCATACGTTTATGGGTCGGGCACCGCGACGGTTACGGTTACCCAGCCCGCAACTACGAATTTCAACCAAAAGGTCGCGATATTTGACGTCAATATATTTGAAATAACACCCGCAATTATCAATTGTAATACGAATTTATTTTATACGAATCCATACAATCGCGAATTCTGGACACGATTCAAACCCGAATGCCGTTCTTCCGATTTGGTAGATAGCGTCACTGGCGCCAAACTCACTCCGACACAAGTGGACGAAGTCTACGATATGCGGCGTAAGGCTGAAATCCTGAAATACAATAAAAATGTCGGCGGGTTGACAAAGAGCCAGAAATACGCGAAGGCGTCGCGTGGAGAATTAATGCGGAAAATCGGCAATGAAGCGAATTATTTGAGTGGGGTTGGAGGGAGCGCATTTACATTGACGTGTCCGACGACGCCGGCGAATCGTCCCGTGCTTTGCGGTCTTACGACTGCGTGCGGTGTTCCTGGTAAAGAGCGTTTGTTATGTTATGACCCGTCCGTGAATCTCTATAATTATAAGCGGACATATGAATATAAAGCGGGTCTTCAAGTCACCCTGAATATACCGACGACGACGCTAACCGAGCCAACGAATTTACAGATAAAAGAATATGATAATATCAATAATCGGATTACATTGGGATGGGATGCGCCGGAATCCAACGGTGGGTTCCCTATCACAGGTTATGTTATAACATATTCAGTGGATAATAAGACATGGGCGCCGTATAAAAGCGTATTTCCATATAATCCTGCGACGGCAGGTGCGGGTGCCGCCCCCGCGACATATAATCGTGTTTCTGGCGAAATCAACGGAAATTCGGTTATCTTTGAACGCATCCCAGGGTCGGTTGAAATCCGCGCGAATACGATTTACTATATTTCAGTTTTTTCAGGGAATGTGCGCGGATTATCCAGTGTTCCTGCGACAATAACGGTGAAGACTTCATCCGTTCCATCTATTATAACAGGATTTGGATTTACGACGGTGGATGAACGACAAAATCTGTTGGTGGATTTGAAATGGACGGACCCGATGAATACTGGGGCGGTGGCTGGGTCGTATAATGGACCCGCGATTCGTCAATATAATTTATACTATCGCAAAGTTCCAGCCACGACGTGGACGAAACAAACACTAGATATTAGTAATATTATTACATCTGCGAATAATGGGCGAAACTATATTTTGCGTAACCTCATGAACGAAAACAAATACGAACTTAAAATAGAACCCATCAATTCGGTGGGCATTGGCCCAGAATCTGTCATTA